TGCTAATGCTTCATGGTATTGCTGTTGCAATGCCAGGGCATCGTCTTTGTTTAGTCTTATTGAATCTGTTATTGTAATACTCCTTTAGTCTAAAGTAATTATAGTGACGTTAGAAGTCAATAGTAGATATTTATTTAATCAATGTGCTTGACTAAATGATCTGAAAATATTAGTGTTTTTGTTAAGATTAGTTAACTTAACGCCTGGTAAAGAATACCAGGTTTTTTTTTGAGCTGGATTAATGGCTAAAGTTATTAAGATAAGAGTTACAAAGCCACAGATGGAAAAGATCTGTGAGCGTATTGCAGAAGGTGAAAGCCTTACTAGGATATGTAACAATACTAAGACATTACCTAGCTGGCGTACTGTGCTTAGATGGGTGCAAGAGAATGATGAAGCTCATACTATGTATCGTAAGGCTAGAGCGTTGCAGTGTGAGGTTATGAGGGATCAGATACTAGACTTGGTTAAGATGGCATTGCCAGATGATCCAAAGCTTGCAATGGCTGAAGTGCAGCGTAGACGATTAGAAGCAGATCATATGGATAAACATATCAGGCAGATGCAACCGCTTGGTGTTAGGGATAAGGCAGAAGATAAGACGGCTGGGAATAACGGCCAGGTTACTTTGTCTTGGGCCAATGGTAACTTGGAGATCGTGTAGGGTTTGCCGTGTGAATGGTCTTGTGTTGGCAGTGATCTCGCACACAAGGCATACCTTTAACTTGTTAAATAAATATTGCACAGATTCTACAGAACTTTGGCACAAGATGTATTGTGTTTGTTGCCTGGCTTACAAATAGTTACGAGTAGCCAACTCGTATGATGCCATTTTTTCTGTGCAAGGGTGGGTACGGCCCAAAAACATGGCCGCCTGTCCTAATACGTATATATTACTGATTAGAGAGTGTCTAAGCCATGAACATCGAGATTCCGTATTCACCTAGACCACTCCAAGCAAAACTGCATAACGAGCTGACAAAGAAGCGCTGGGGAGTTGTGGTGTGTCACAGACGATTTGGCAAGACTGTGATGGCTATAAATCATTTATTGAGGGCAGCAATACTTAATACACAAACCAATCCCAGGTACGCTTATATAGCGCCTACATATCGCCAGGCAAAAGCTGTGGCATGGGATTATCTAAAGCAGTTTGCTGGTAAAGTTCCTATGGTTAGATTCCATGAAACGGAGCTTAGATGTGATCTGCCGAATGGTGCAAGGATACAGCTGCTTGGAGCAGAAAATTATGATTCATTGAGAGGAATTTACTTAGATGGAACTGTGCTTGATGAAATGGCAGATCTTCCAGAAAGTTTATTTCCAGAAGTTATTAGACCAGCATTGTCTGATAGGAAGGGATGGGCCTTTTTTATTGGAACACCTAGAGGACATAATGCTTTTTATGATTTGTATGAAGCGGCAACAACGTCTGATGAATGGTTTACACAAGTTTATAAGGCTAGTGAAACTGATATAGTTGATGCAGAAGAATTAGAAGCTGCCAGGTTGATGATGACCGAGGACCAGTTTGAGCAAGAGTTCGAATGTTCCTGGGTTGCTAATGTGCCAGGAGCTATTTTTGGTAAAGAATTGCAAGTGGCCCAGGAAGGTGGGCGCATAGGGAATGTTCCCTATGACCAGGCACACAAGGTAGATACCTGGTGGGATCTTGGTATTGGTGATAGCACGGCTATATGGTTTACACAGAATGTTGGTAGGGCCATTCATGTTATAGATTTTTATGAAGCTAGGAATGAGGGGTTGCCGCACTATGCGAAGATACTTACGAATAAAGGCTATTACTATGGAAGTCACAATGCGCCGCATGATATTGAAGTACGAGAGCTTGGCTCTGGCAAGAGCCGCCGTGAAATCTCATACGATTTGGGTATTAATTTTAGGGTTGTACCAAAGTTGCCTGTTGAAGATGGCATACACGCTGCGCAGATTATTCTCAGCCGTTGCTGGTTTGACCAAGCCAACTGCAAAGCTGGATTAGAAGCATTAAGGCAGTATCATAGAGCGTATAATGAAAGATTGAGGACTTTTAGGAATAGTCCAGTACATGATTGGGCCAGCCATGCAGCTGATGCCTGGAGATATTTTGCTGTGGGTGTAAAAGAAAACCGAGGGTTTGAACGGCCACCACAAGCGATTGCAGATAGTAGTTATAATCCATTTAATAGTATAGGAGCAATGTAACATGGGCGGATTATTCGGCGGCAGTAAGCCAGCACCACCACCTCCACCTCCACCACCTCCAGCACAAGCTGTACCAGCACCGACTAAGAGGAGTGAGGTAGAGAATAAAATGAAAGATCCTAAAAGAGTATCTAGGAAAAAAACCATAATGACTTCACCACAAGGCGTATTAGCAGAAGATGGAGTGGCGTATAAGACGTTATTAGGTGGTGCAACTAAAAAGTCCTAGCTTTGGTGAGGTTATTGAGCTTCTAAGGTATAGTCGGCTGCACAGATCTGTAAGGTTAAGAAAACTTATAGATAATTTTGAAACACCATTAACGATTAATCAGTACAGATATTGGCGCAATAAACATCAAAAGCTTGTTGGTTTTTGTGCTTATGCTTTAGTTTCTGACGAAGTGCTTACCAGGCTAAGAAATGGCGCATCAATAGAGAAGGATTGGTGGCAGTCTGGTAATCATTTATGGCTGGCTGAGTTTGTAGCTCCCTTTGGTCATGTATCATTTATTGTAAAAGATACAGTACGATATTTTAATAAGGAACATGGAATTGGAACTGGATATTGGTATAGACCAACTAAACAGAAAAAAGGACATATTGGGCCAGATGTTGCCCTGGAACGATCCGACATACTGTTTTATAGGAGATGATGGCGGCGGTGGCGGCGGCGGTGATGATGGCGGTTATGATCCACCAGAAGAAGATCCAGGCTATGATCCAGATCCACCAAGCAGTCCAGATCCAGGACCAGGCCCAGGTGATGATGCTGATGATGATGACGATAGTTATCAAGATAATGAACCAGGTGATCCTAGCGGCGGCGGTGGTGGATCAGATATTGGAAGTCCAGAAACTGGGCAACCAGGATCAGACACACCAGATGATGGAACTGACCAAGATGAAGGCATAGGTGAAGATGAATCTATAGTTGGTGACGATCCAACTACACCAGAAGAAACAGATCCAAATCCAGGCGGCGTTGATATAGATCCAGATCCAGTACCAGATGATCCTGGTATGGGCGGCAATCCCAATCAAGGTGATGGCGGCATGGACATTGGCGGTGAGCCTGGCGGAGATCCAGGCGCTGGCGGTGGTGGTATGGATATATACGAACCACCAGATGAAGGTGACGATAATTTAGGCGGTGATGATGATAATTATATTCCGCCAAGTGGCGGCGGATCAGATCAGCCAGATAACACAACTGGTTCTAATAATCCAAGGGATGTTGTTAGAGCTGGTGATGAAGAAGAAGAACGAAAGCGTGGCCGATCAAAAGGTACAATTTTAACATCAGCACAAGGTATTGTTGGTGGTGCGCCTATCCGCAGAAAAACTTTATTAGGATTATAAATGGCAGAAAATGATTTAGCTCATATTCTACTAAGCCGATTTGGTAGCTTAGAAAATATGAGATCAACCTGGGAATCTCATTGGCAAGAGATAGCCGAATATGTTGTTCCTAGAAAAGCTGATGTAACCAAAGTAAGATCTGGCGGTGATAAGCGTACAGAACTTATATTTGATGGTACAGCAATTCATGCAGCAGAACTTATGTCTGCTTCACTTCATGGAATGTTAACTAATGCGAGTACAAAATGGTTTAGTTTACGCTTCCAGGATAGGGTGCTTGATGGTGATGATACCGCAAAAGAATGGCTAGAAGGTGTTGAAGATGTTATGTACCAGGCATTTTCTAGGTCAAACTTTCAAGAACAGATACATGAACTGTACCATGATTTAATAACATTTGGTACTGGCGTTATGTTTGTTGAGTCTGATGATGACTTTCAGCTTAAGTTTTCAACTAGGCATATATCAGAATGTTATTTATCGGAAGATGAAAATGGCCGAGTAGACACAGTTTATAGAAAATTTAAGATGCCAGCACGAGCAGCCGTAGCTCGTTTTGGTGAAACAGCTGTACCGCAGCGTGTAGCTAAGTCAATGCAGAAAAATCCTTATGAAGAAATAACTTTGCTTCATGCTGTTTTTAAAAGAGATGAAAGAGATATAACCAGGATAGATGCGCTAAATAAACCTTTTGCTTCTGTTTATTTAGATCCAGATGAAAAGAAAATTTTATCTGAAAGCGGATTTGATGAGTTTCCTTATACAGCACCACGATTTTTAAAAGCTAGTTTTGAAATTGGCTATGGTAGATCACCAGCCATGACAGCTTTGCCAGACATAAAAATGTTAAATAAAATGTCTGAAGTCACTATTAGGGCCGCTCAAAAACAAGTTGATCCTCCACTTCTTGTTCCAGATGATGGTTTTATACTCCCCATTAGAACTATACCAGGCGGCCTTAACTTTTATAGATCTGGATCAAGGGATAGAATAGAGCCATTGAATATAGGCGCAAACAATCCATTAGGTTTGAATATGGAAGAACAGCGTAGAAAAGCTATACAATCGGCTTTCTACGTTGACCAGTTAATCCTGGGCCAAGGACCACAGATGACAGCAACAGAAGTTGTCCAGCGTACTGAAGAAAAGATGA